ATACTTTTCTAACTGATTGATATTATTACGTTCTATCATTCCCATTGTTTTTGAAACCATTCCGCTAGAATTTCAATTGGTTTGCTGTAGGGGGGTAGGGGTCGAGTTTCTACTGTTACACCTTAATATCCCCCCACTTATCCCCCCCCTTTTATCCCCTCCTATCCCCCCTCTCAACCCTCCCCTCCCCACCACTTTACTTCCCATTAAGCACGCTAATGAAAGTGAGAAGAAACAAGCCTAGTCCCATTGCGCAAATTCCAACTCCCCCGCCATCCTTAACGAAGCAAATAGGCTCAATACGCGCCAAGGAGTAACGAAATGACCAGGATGGTTTGGAACCCAGCGTTTTCGCTGCACGATGTAATAATTTTCACAGTCAACATTGCGCTCACGTGGTCTCGCGGAAACAAATCTCTCGTCGCTCGTAAACTCAAAATCTCACGTAAGCGCCTATGCAGAATTATTGACTCAGACGACAGGCTTGCTCACTGGCGACCAAAAGACCTTCAGAAGTGTGGACCGACCTACTTGGACGTTAAGAGCAGTGAACCGGAAGTAAAGCTATGACCACCACCAACAACACCGAAAAAACCCTGACTCTCTCCGAAACTCTCATCAACGACATGTGGCAGTTGCAACTGAAGCACGTAAAAGAGCAACTCGAAGAGATCGAAGCCAAGCTCAAATCCAAGAAAGAGAAAGAGCAATGAAGCGCCTAATCCTACTCTCTCTTCTCTCTCTGCCAGCCTGTGAAGCTAAGCACTACATCCTATCTGATGGAACTGAAGCCAATTGCGCAGTGATGCATGTTGAAGCCTGTGGAGTGATCCTAAAGAACTGCGACAACCTCCAATCTTACTACTGCGAAGATCAAGTCACGGAGTTACCCAATGAAGGTGTATGAGGATAATGGAGAAGGTCAATTCATCTCTCCTGATGCGAAGTTCACAGGCCTCAACATGTCAATCATCCCTGAAGCGGTTCACAAGGCTTTGGAGTTTGTGCCTACCGAGCTATTAGGCCTGAGTGAATGGGAGTTAATGCCCAAACTCGAGAAGAGAAACTTCCGCCCTAGCCCTGTGATGAATGCTTGCCGAGTTCAGTTCTGGAAGGAGTATTTCAAGACGCTCGAGCGTGGTGCAGGGAAATCCATGATCTTAACTCGCATCTTCTCTGGAGTGTGTGCCCCCAGTTACTTCTACATGTACCTCTTAAGAGACCGCTCCTTTGTAGCCTACATGCTTACCCCTCCAGGCGAGTATACGGCGATCATGGAAGAGGGCTTAAACTACGGCATCAAAAAGCTCAGAGACATGCTTGAGTTCCCGCTATATGACGACAAGGGGCATCCCAACACTAAGGTCGCAGATACGATTCTCAAGATTGTGGCGTTCTTAGATACGAGGCTTCACGGTCAAGCGATCCAGCGAATTGAACAGAAGGTTGAAGCCAAGAATCTTAATCTGAACGTGGATCACGAATCGAACTTAAGCCCCGAGGAGTTAGACAGCAGGATCAAGCAGCTACAGGCAAAGCTAGGCTCAGACTTACCCAAGGCTCTCGAGATGAAGCATGACAAGCCGTTAGAACATGCCCTAATTGCAGAGATCAACCTTGAAGACCTAACCCCAGTCAAATGACGTTCACCAAGGGCAAGTACAAGACAAAGGGTGGTCACAAGGCTCAAGTCATCAGAGTCAGATCCATTCAAGGCAAGTGGAGATTAGAGGGATACATTGAATGCCCGGACACTCACGCGCTTGTACTTCACGACTGGCACCCTGATGGGACTTCGATTGCCGTAGATACTCACCCAGGAGCGGATGTTTTCTCACTCGACAAGAAGAGGCGTTGATCATGCGTGACCCCAAATCCAAGCTAGAGCGCCTCAAAGAACTCGAGCAGTTAGAAAAGGAAATCAAACTCAAGGAAGGTCTACCCCACTTATTTGGGTTTAAGGACTACCAGTGGAGTCACGATTTCTTACAGACCCGAAAGAAGGAAGCTTTTCTACTAGCCCCCAACCAAGTGGGAAAAAGTACGATTCAGATCAGGCGCAATATCTTGTGGGCTACTGAGCAGGAGTTATGGAGTGAACTTTGGCCTCATCGAAGGCCCTATAAATTCTGGTATCTCTACCCCTCTCTCGTCGTGGCACACAATGAGCTGCATTCTAAATGGCTTCCTGAGTTTTTACCGAAACACGAGTTTAAGACTCACCCGAAGTTTGGATGGGAATTCTACAAGGTCAAAAGCGAGATCAGAGGAATTAAGTTCAATACTGGTGTGATCTTGGAGTTTCTGTCTTACGAGCAGGGGGGAAGGCTTCTTCAAACAGCAACGTGCGACTACATCAGCTTTGACGAGGAATTGCCTGAGGAATTATGGGGCGAACTCTCGATGAGAAGATCAGCTAATGACGGCTATATCTCAGGGGTGATGACTAATACTGAAGTGAACGGGATTGATCTCTGGTACCGGACTTTTGAGCGTAGAGGTCAGCCGGATGAAGCGTTCCCAGAATCGTTCAAGCGTCAAATCTCTCTCTTTGATTGCATGTTTTACATGGATGGAACTCCAACAAAGTATACGAAGGAGCGCATTGATCAGATTAAGGCACAAGCAGGAAGTGAGACCGATATTCAGCGCCGAGTGATGGGCCGATACGTCATGTCTCATTCAAACCTACTCTTTCCTTCATACCTCGAGGAGAGAAACTATAACCGAAAGCCCGAGCCAATCCCTGATCATTGGAACTACTTTGCTGGACTTGATTGGGGTGCTGGTGGAAGCGACTCAGATTCTCATTTCAGCGCGATCTCCATCATTGCAGTCAACCCTGAATACACTCAAGCAAGGGTAGTTAATTTTTGGCGTGGGGATGGGTTTAGGACTACAGCCGGGGATTTGCTTGAGAAGTATCTTGAGATGAAGGGATCTCTCCCTATTGCTGGAGCTTATTACGACTACTCGTGTGCTGATCTTGGGACGATTGCCTTAGCTCAAGGAGTTCCGCTTCAGAAGGCCAATAAGAGCCGAGAAACTGGTGTCCCCCTCGTCGATACCCTTCTCAAGTATGGTGCTCTAACGATTGATGCCAGCGTAGAAGCAGAAAAACTCAACAAGGAATTCAAGGTACTCAAAAAGGATACGAGAAAAAGTAAGGCACACGACGATGGAGTTGATTCAGTGAGGTACGGACTTTCTAAGCTTCCGTTTCAGATGGATCGCATCAAACAGGCTGTAACTAAGTTTGAATCAAAGGCTCAAAACGTAACACCTGCACCCAAAAGACCTCAACGTGAGTCGATTCAACCCATCTCCGACGAATACTCCCTCGCTGCTGAGATTGATGAATGGAACGATCTGATTGACCTTTAATAACATGAGGGATGTTGGTCTTTCTTCCATAGAAATCTGCGACATTTTGAAGGCTTGCACTGCTTCAAGAGTTAGTAAACTCGAATACGCTAACCTGAAGGTCGAGTTCAGTAGCGAGCCTCAAGCCATGACCGCGCCCTCATCCAAATTTATCCCCATTCCGGCTCATGCTGATGCAATCCAAGAGGAAGAAGATAAAGCCTTTGAGTCAGCGGAGATTCAATCCAAATCCGAACAACTCTCCACCATGCTTTTGACTGACCCTGCCGAGTACGAGCGTCTAATCATGGAAGGCGACCTCAAGGAAGGGCACGAAAGCTATGCTCAGTAAGTCTCTCACGTTAGATGACTTAAACAAGCTTTACTCCGAAGGCGAAACAACTGATCAGGCTCTCTATTCCGAATATCGAAGTAATGTTCTATTAGTCTCTGGCGATCACTTTCTCAAATCCAACTCCAACTACTTCAATCGCATCAGGGATTCAAAACAACTATCATCAGAGCTGAAGCTCAAAATCTCCATTAACTACATCCAGCGCATCACCAAGCAGATCGTTAACGGGATCATGACCTATGCGCCGAATGTAAAGGTTTACCCTAAGAACGGTGCTGAGCTTCAAGACCAAAAAGCAGCAGAGCTTAATCAAGCAGTCTATTCTGATCTTGATCATAGGCATCGCTTAAAGTCTAGGCGCTGGGAGCATTGCGAGGACTTCGTCAATATCGGTGAGACTTGGAGTGAGATCCTCTTTGACCCTACAGCCGGTACGCAGTTACCCCCTAAGCCTGTACTTAATGAGCTAGGACAGCCGGTGTTTGATCCTTTAAGCGGTCAACCGATGATGGAAGATGGTGGGTTTACAGGAGACATTCTCTTTAAGCGCCACTTCGCATTCAACATCCTGAGAGCTAGTGAAGCCAAAAGCCTAGACGAGAGTAAGCATTTCATCATTCGCGAGATGGTAGCCATTAGTGATCTCAAGCGCATGGTGGAGACTGATCCTAACCTCGATGAAGGTCAAAAAGCTGAGATCAAATCCAAGATTGTTGAGAGTGGGAAGAACACGTTTCTCATCTTTGACGGTCAGACTGGCAACTATCGCTCGAGCAATAACAAGGAAGTCCTGCTTAAAAAGATCTATTGCCGCCCTTGCGCTGATCTCCCGAATGGATACTGGGCCATTTACACCGATAGCGTGAAACTCTGGGAAGGCGAACTCCCGAAATCGGCATCAGGAAAAGTGATCTTCCCGCTCGTTTATGTGGGTTACGACTCTGTTCCTACCTCTGCACGCGCACGATCCATCATCAAGCAGCTTAGACCCATGCAGGTGGAACTTAACCGCTGCATTTCTCAAATTGCGACAGATCAGCTTTTAGGTTCCGATAAGATCATCTATCAGGCTGGTACGAAGTTCACGGTTGGAAGCAATCTTCCAGGCTTTAGAGGTTATCAGTACACAGGGCTTGAGCCTAAGATCGTTCAAACTAACAACGATGCACGATATCTTGCTTACGTCGAAGCTATTGCCAAGTCGATGTATGAAGCAGCAAATCTCGATATCGACCGTGAAGAAAAGGCCGCTCAGCAATCCGATCCTTGGTCGATGGTTTATCAGTCTTTGCGAAACAAGAAACGCTACTCTCTTTATGCTGAAAAGTTTGAGGGCTTTTTGGTTCGCATGGCTGAAACGGCTCTCGAGCTTGCCAAGATTTACCTACCTGAAGAAGCTTTGGTCTCTGCTGTTGGCCGCACTGAGCGAATCAATATCGCAGAATTCAAGTCCACCGATGATCTCTCCACTCAGATTAAGCTCATTGAGCAGGTCGAGGATGTTGAATCGGTGATGGGTAAGGCTCTCATGAGTCAGGCTGTACTTCAATACGTAGGCAAGCAGCTTGATAAGGAAGATATCGGTCGCGTCCTAAGGTCTATGCCTTTTCTGAACGATGAAGAATCCTTCGGTGGGCTTGCACTCAATTACGACTCCATCAAAAACGAGATTCTATCGCTTGATCGCGGCAAATGGAGACCAGCACACCCGACTGATGATCATGCGAAATTCATTCAAGCGTTTATTGCACGTAAGAGAAAGAGTGATTTTGAGTTTCTGCCTCCCCAAGTGCAGCAAATGTACGATCAGAGAATTCAACAGCACGAGCAAATGCAAGCCGAGCAGCAACAAAAGATCATCGCGGCTAAAAATGAGTATATCCCTGCTGGCGGTCTCTTAGTTGGCGTGGACATGTACGTTCCAGGCTCAGATCCCAATGGAAAACTCAGACGCGCACGCCTTCCCTACGATGCAGTTCTTTGGCTGATTAAAGCTCTTGAGAACCAAGGCCATTCTCTTCAGACCTTGGAAAACATGAATCAACAGGCTCTCGCTGACATGGCTGGAATGATGGGTGCAACTGGTGGTCAACAATCTCAGCAGCAAATGAGTCCTGACGTTCAGAACATTACGAATGAGCAGTTAAATAGCATTGCACGCAACACCTATGGAGGGGTGACACCAAATGGATGAGTTAGAAGTTACAACTACTGAGAGTACGACAACTGAAACTGCTTCACCTGAGGCACCACAAGCTGAGATCACTTCCCAAGCTACGACTCAGGCCACTCCAGAAGCACAAGCCTACCAGCCTAATTTTAAGTTTAAGAGCTACGACCTGAAAGATGCGGAGTTTGACGAGTATATCCGTCCGGTCATCAAGGATAAGGACACTGAAGAGAAGATTCGCGACCTCTACACTAAGGCCTATGCGCTTGAGCCGATGAAGTCTAAGTACAATAAAACTCAAGAAGAGTTATCAGGCTTCAGATCCAAGTACGACACTCTCTATCAGAACGTTAATCGCTTAGGTCAGTTCTTAGATAAAGAGGACTTTGACAACTTCTTTCACGGAATTGGTGCGAAGGAAGATCAGATTTTCAAATGGGCATTAAAGAAGCTTCAAATTGCAGAAGATCCGATGAAGCTCCAAGCCCACAACGAACTCACTGAACGTAGACGCAACGAAATTCTGATGACCGAGCAGTATCGGCAAACTCAAGCACAACTCGAGGCCATTCAGAGTCAGCAGCGTGCGTTTGAACTAGATCAAAATTTAAGTAGGCCAGATATCAAGGCAATGGTTGAGGCTTACGAGTCAAAGGTTGGTCAGCCGGGTAGCTTCAGGGGTGAGGTTATCAGGACTGCTCAATATGTTTTCAATTCGACGGGGAAGGACATGTCCCCTGAAGAAGCAATCAATGAAGTGTTGAATCGGTACAAGCCATTTTTGGCATCGCAAGGCCCAGCGACAACAGTTCCGACGAAAACACAGAGCCAATCGCAAGCTCCGGTGATCCCAAATGTTACTGGTAGGTCAACCAGCCCAACAGCGAGACAAATTCGGTCCCTGGATGATCTTAAAAAATTGTCTCAGGAAATGGATTAACTCTTAAACTTTTTTGGAGTGTTAAATGCTGAAAACTAATTTTAACGATCTCCTCAAAGTCTACAACGCTGTGGACATGATTGAGGCTGAGATCAAAAAACGTTCCTACTATGTTGATAAAATCTCGATGGATAAGTCCTGGGTTGGCGGTGAGATCCCTCTCCCTGTTGAGGCTGGTGAAGCTTCGAGCATGGGTTTTGAAGGTCTTGTAGCCTCTGCGGATATCTCCAATGCCACTTATCTGAAAGGCAAGATGACGACTCAGGCTGAGTTCATTGCTTCTCAGAAATTTGACCAACGCGACCTCGAGCGCCACGGTGATCTGAAGAAATCCTTCTTGAAAATCATTCCCGACAAGGTGGAGAAGTTCGTTACCCGTATGTCGGAGCGTTTGAATGTGATGCTCTTGGCTGATGGAGCTATCTGCTCTTTCGCTGGTGACGGTGCTGCTGATGGTACGATCACTGTTGACGTTCCGACTCTCCTGACTCTGGGCGAGAAGGTCGCAATCAAGTCTCTGACCCAAGCTGCTGTAACCGGCTACGTGAAGTCCATTGATAAGCCCTTGAAGAAAGCTCGCATTGTGGCTACTCGCGGTGGAACGGATTACATCAACCTGACAGCAATGAAATGGGAAGAAGGCGCTAAGGTTTATCTCCCTGGTGCTTTGACTGCTGGCTTCACCTCTCTCAGAAAGCAGCTTCTTCCGACTTCTTTGGGTGGATCAGACACTTGGTTCACTCTTAATAAGGCTGATGCTTCGGTTCTCCAGGCCGCTCGTTATGATGGCAGCTCCATGTCTCCTACGAAGTTCCTGGAAAAAGCATTTGAGTTCTACATGGACACTCTCTTTGTCGGTGAAGGCAATCCCACTGAGATGGTCATGAACTTGAAGCACTTCGCGAAAATCATTCCTCAGCTTGAAGGTTCTCGTCGGTTTGCTGTTGCGGATAAAACGGCTGGTTACGGCTTCCGCAAGATCACTCTGCTCGGGCCAGAAGGCGGGGAATTCTCGATTGTTGGCGTTCGCGACATGCCGACTGACCTCATCTACATCATGGACTGGTCTAAGCATAAGTTCTACTCGGACAAGTTCATCGAGCGCATCAAGAACCCAGATGGCTTGGAGTTTTTCACTGAGCGCGTCGCTGGTGCTAACGGTGGTTACGTTCATATCTGTGACTATCGCTTGTATGGTGACTTGGCTGTTATCCCTGGTGGTAATGGCGTTATCTACAACGTTCCAGCCTAATTAGTCTCATTTTGGGGGAGGGGGTTTAGGCTCTCTCCCTCATTTAAACTCTATGACGACTTATCTGAAGAAAAAGTCAGTAACGATCTTAGGTCAGCCTCTTACGGGCCTTAAAGTAGGGGAAACGGAAGTCTCTGCCCCCGGTGAAGCAATTGGCCTGACCTCAAGTGACTCTTCGATTGAAATCACTCCGAATGTGGAGACTGGTGAGATCGACCTTAAAGTTTCCGATGCAGTTCAATGGGCACAAGTAACGTGGTGAATAGGGATCAATGGCAACAGTAAGGTTCTTCAAAGTATCAGCACTCCCTCCAAGCTTAGAGCCTAATGCATTTTATTATGTTCAAAGCGGTGGAAACGCTGAGACCTACCTAACTGACTCCTTTAGTGTCCCGCATCCAGTCGGTAATACGGCGATGATCAACTCCATCGTCAACACCACACTGAACTCCTACGTGCAGCAACAGGATAGTACGACTCCTTTCTTTATCCCTGATGGCGTGCTTTTCACAGTCAACGAGAACAAACAGGCACTAAAGCACTTGGATATTGATGTTGAAGGCTTAATGGAAGTTAACGGCGCTCTAGTCGAGGTGTGAGATGGCAATCATTCTAAAGAAAAAGAACGCCTCAGATATCCCAACACCTACTACTGGTAAGGTGACTTTTTTCATCGGACCTGATGGAAACCCAAGAAAGAAAGATGAGTTTGGAGCTGTTGAGGGTCTATTCACCCTGCCAGTCACAAGTTTTACCTACACCCAGCCAGTACCCTCAAATATCTGGAACGTATTTCACAACCTCGGAGACTACCCACTCGTCCAGGTCATTGATCACGATGGGAATGATGTTGAAGCCGAGATTTTTCATATCAATGCAAACGTGACAGAGATCCGCTTCTTAGTACCGATCAGAGGGATGGCTAGATTCGTAATTTAACTTAGAAAGGAAATAATATGTCGAAGCAAGTATTAACAAACTTAGATTTTAATTATGTCTCCAAAGTGATCAACCTGCCTGATCCTTCCTCTGCACAGGAAGCGGCGACTAAAGGCTATACGGATACTGCTATCTCGAATGCTAACTCCAGTAACGCCGCTGCATTGGCCGCTGAAGCTGCTGCAAGATTGGCCGCTGACACTGCATTACAGGCAAGTATTGACGCTGAATCCGCTGCACGTGCTAGTTCCGACACTGCTATTTCCACAAGCTTAAGTAATGAAGTGAGTCGGGCTTTGGCAGCGGAAGGCGCTCTTGATGCAGCTCTCACTGCTGAAACCACTGCTAGAACCAATGAAGATTTGACCTTCCTGAAACTCAACGGCCTTCGGGCAATGGAAGGAAGCTTAGACCTTGGCTCTCATAAAGTAGTCAATCTCTCTAACGGTGTTGATGCCGCCGATGCAGTGAATAAATCTCAGCTTGATGCCGAAGCCACTCGAGCAATGGCGGCTGAATCGACCCTGACCGCTGATTTAAGTGCTGAAGTCAGTAGAGCACAAGGCGCTGAGACTGCGATCACCAACAGCTTAAACTCTGAAATCTCAAGAGCCACTAGCGCGGAAGGCACGCTGACCACCAATCTGAGCAATGAAGTCTCACGCGCTACGACTGCTGAAGCCGGTTTGAGTGCTCGTCTTGGCGTTCTTGAAGCTGATCCAACGACTAAGACCTATGTGGATACAAAGTTCACTGCTGCTGAGTCTTATACCGATCAGAAGATTGCTGATCTCGTCAATAACGCTCCTGAGATGCTCAATACTCTCTCCGAGCTTGCAACTGCCCTTCAGAATGAAGAATCTGCCATTGTTGCTTTGACTACGACTGTAGCAGCTAACCTCACTGAAGCTAAGTCCTATACGGATACCCAGGTTGCAGCAGAGGCTTCCTCACGAGTAACAGCGGATAATGCACTTGATGCTCGCTTAGATATCTTGGAAGCCGATCCTGTTACGAAGTCCTATGTAGATACTCAGGATGCAGCAGAAGCAACGGCCCGGTCAGCAGAGGATTTGACCTTCTTGAAGCTTAATGGCTCAAGAGCAATGAGTGCTGATTTGGATGTTGGATCTCATAAGGTCATTAACGTCATTACTCCGACTGCTTCGACTGATGCGACCAATAAAGCCTACGTGGATGCTGCAACTGCTCATGCAACGACTACCTTTGCTGGTACGGCTGAGATTGCAACTCAGGGTGAAGTCAATGCAGGAACGGTTGGAACTAAGTTTGTCACTCCTGAGACTCTGGCTAACTGGGCATACCGGATTAAGAAAGTTGCTGAGACCATTGGAGATGGAGTTAACTCTGAAATTACAGTGACCCACTCTCTCAACAGCTTTGATGTTCAGGTACAGGTTTTCCGCGCAGTATCTCCTTACGACACGATTGAATGTGATGTTGAGCGTGCGAGTGTTGATTCGGTAGTTTTGAGATTTGCCTCGGCTCCTGCTACTAATAGCTTCAGAGTCGTTGTGACTGGATAATTGAAATAGAGGTGTCCTGTGGCGAAGAAACAGCTAGGCGATTTGGACTTTGAAGGTGTTTCAAAACTTTTAAATCTCCCCGATCCCACTTCGCCGCAGGAACCCGGCACTAAGTCTTACATTGACACTATGATCGCTACTGCACTCCTTTCCTTAGGAGATTTAGATGGCGGCACACCTGATAGCATTTACAACCTGATGGGATCTATTGATGGAGGCGGTATCTAATGGCTAATAAAATTCAACTTCGTCGGGGTAACGCTGCTCAATGGGTACTAATCAATCCGATTCTCTCAGGCGGTGAAGCTGGGGTAGAAATAGATACATTTAAAGTTAAAATTGGCAACGGCTTTGATCATTGGAATGACCTTCCTTACTGCACTCTCAACCAAGATGATGTTGAAGCCCTAGTTGCAGTCCATGCTGATCGCAGTGATAACCCCCATAGTGTTAATGCTAGTCAAATTGGGTTAGGTAATGTTGATAATACAAGCGACCTAGATAAGCCCATCTCAACTTCCACTCAAGCGGCCTTAGATCTCAAATTAAACGCTAACTCATCAATCAGCTCAGGAACGAAAACCAAGATCACTTATGACTCTCACGGTCTTGTTACGGCTGGATCAGATGCGATTCTTGACGATCTAGGCGATGTTGTTATTTCCAGCCCTTCTTTAAATCAAATTCTCAAATTCAACGGGACCAATTGGGTCAATGGCTCGGGAGCAACAGTCAGCCCAGGCGCAGCTTTGACTTATTATCTCACAAAAGCTAGTGCAGGGACTTCCCCATATGCGCAGTTGATGAGTTTTACTCCCGATTCTGGCACTGAAGAAGACGAAGTTATCAGTATCAATAACAATACTGTCCAGCATCACGCTTACATTGCCGACACAGCTATTGGAAAGAGCACGATTGACGCTGGTATCTGGGAGTTTAATATCTACACCTATGTCAGCAACGGTAGTGCTCGTTGGCAGTTTAAGATTTTAAAGCGCAATACTAGCGGCAACGAAACCGAACTATTTACTACCACTAGCCAATCGTTCTCAAATACTAGCGTTGAATTGCTTACGATTTCGACCGTTCAACCCGCGTTTACTTGTGATCCGACCGATAAGTTGGTGTTTAGACAGTACGGTATTTCTACTGATTCTTTGTCGCTGCATTTCATACATTCTGGGACTGACCACTATAGTCATTTGCACACCCCGCTGTCCCCATCACACAATGACTTGAACGGTCTCCAAGGTGGAACGGCTAATCAATACTTCCATCTCACGAGTTCAGAATACACAGGCACAGGGACAGGTACATTCGTCAGGGCAACGGCTCTTAATGCTTACGTTCCTACAAGCAGGACGGTAAATGGCTATCCTCTAAGTTCTGATGTATCGCTGTCAAAAGGCGATGTTGGTCTTGGAAATGTTCCGAATACCGATGCAACTCTTCGATCCAACCACACAGGAACACAAGCCAGCTCCACCATTAGCGATTTCACTGAGGCGGCTCAAGATGCTATTGGCTTAGCTTTAACTGATACAGCCTCTGTAGACTTTACTTACAACGATTCAGCCAACACGATTTCAGCAGCAGTTATTCCAGCGGGAGTCGATCACAACTCATTGCAGAATTATGTGGCTAACCGGCATGTGGATCACTCGAGCATATCCGTTAATGCAGGAACAGGCCTAAGCGGTGGTGGGGATCTTACAGCTTCTCGCACTATTTCGATGCCTAATGTAGGAACTTCTGGAACTCATGGGTCATCGACTCAGATCCCTGTTATTACAACCGATGCTCAAGGCAGGGTATCCAATGTAACTACAACTGGAATTAGTATTTCTAATAACTCAGCGATAGCAATTACAACTGTTACAACGACAAGTACCACTGACACCTTGCTTAATGACATGACCCTGACTCCTCCTGCTGGAACTTATCTAGCTATCTTCTCAGGTTCGATGGTCAACAGTATGAACGGCGCTCAAAGATTATTTGTCTCCATCTATGCAGCAGGGGTCCAGGCTAATGGATCAGGAAGATCAATCGGTATCGGTGGTGGTGCTTATGCCAATGCATCGACTCAGGCCATTGTGACGGTCACAGGAAGTCAGGCGATTGAAGTTCGGTGGAGAGCTGCGGCTGGTACTAATACAGCGATAGATCGCGCATTCAACCTGATTAAAATCGGCTAACCTACTGCTGCGATAGAAACCACCTGTATCGGTTCGGCTCATTTACCCTCGGACTATGGTCAAACATACTTCCTTTGAGGGGTAATATGAAATTTCAGGCCGTTCGTCCTTCTGACCTAGTTGTACCGCATCAGTTAGAGGCGATTAAAAGTCATTTTGTTTATGATCAGTACAACAGGCTGATTGAGTCATACACTGCTGCATCGGATGCAAGTCACGGCGCTCGCGCCCTCAAAACCTCCTATCAATTCGTAGGCAATGGATCAAAGCCAGCAGGAATGAAAGAGGAACTCTCCACTTGGGATGCAGCATGGGACTTCTAACCTGTCTCGGCTTTGGGGGTAGTTAAATGTCTGTTTGGGAACACGCAAGGCTCAAGATATTTAACGCTTCTCAACATCCTTACACTCACGACATTTCCGAATTCTCCTATACTAACCCAAAACTTCCAGACGACATTATCCGCATCTCTGATGTTCTGGACTACATCGTTAACGTCATCTATCCCCATTCTGGTGGAACAGTAGCGACTAAGAACGATCTCCCACTAACCGCTCCTGCCAATACCTACTATTTCGTTAAAGATGATGGCGATGGTCATGGTGCTGGCTACGTTTATCAGATCATCAATGGGGTCGGTAAGTGGTACAAGCGATATGACGTAGACTGGAACTTAGATCACGTACTGTCTGAAACGATCAATCGCACTCAATATCTTTATCCTTCGAAGTACGGAAGCACTGATAAAGATGAAAACGGCAACGATATTACAGGAACCTATGCTGGTCAGACCTTTTATGGAGGCGATCAAGCTGGACAGAATCTCACACTCGTTCCTAATATTTCTAGCCCAGGTGGATATATTCAATTCGGCGGCTCAATCAGGCCAACATCGAACACCTTTGACGCCGGAACCGCAGCTATTCCCTTCAATAAAATCTACACTAATTCCTTAGCTGTAGGAAGCATCACCATTTCAGCGTCTAACATTATTAGCAGCGGTAACGCTATAGGATTTGGAACAAATAATCTAATCACTACCGGATATGTCACCGTTGGCACATTGGTATCAAATAGCTCGATCAGCGCAGGATCTCTAATACTTACGAGTGGTTCTATCACCGATCCAACAGGGTCAATCAGCTTCGGAAGCTGCAATCTAACAACGACTGGAACCATTACAGGCGCGACAGGCTCTAAATTCGGCAACATCACAATCGCTAACGGTTCTATTACATCCACTGCAAGCACTATCAGCTTTGGATCAAACAACCTTATAACTACTGGTACCGTTACTGCTGCTAATATCTCGCTCACAGGTGGTAGCCTCTCAACCACTAATCTGACTGCTACAACTCTTAGCTCCGGGGCGAGCAATCTCACTATCTCTGCTAACTCTGGCTACAGCATTATTTTCTCAAGTCCCATCTCAGCTCAAGCCATTAGTGCTACCACTATCTCAGCTACTTCAATTCAGATTAGCGGGATCAATATCGCTGGGACTACGATCAAAACGACTACCACTAATTCGAGCCTCTACCTCCAAGCGAATGGAACAGGTCAAATCGAATTCAACTCTACTATCTACCCCGCCACGTCAGGCTATGACATCGGGAAGTCAGGGAACACGTTCAATAAACTCTGGATAACTGGATCAATTGGCGCGGGTACAGCTATCACTCTGACCGATTTATTAAGCCTGAGGAACACACCCTACCGGGATCTCGCTCGTACAACTCCCGCTCAAAGTGGAGATACCCTCTTTTGGGATCAGGCTAATGGAGTATGGCTTGCATCCCATCCTGACAACGAAATCCTGCATTCTGAGGTCACTGGGCTAACGACTGGAGATGCCGGTCATACTCAGTTTGTGATGCTTGCAGGGCGCTCAGGCGGTCAAACGATTTCAGGTGGTACGGGATCAGGTGAAGCTCTAGTCCTTCAATCCACCACTCATGCAACGAAGGGAGCAATTGCTCTTTACGACACCTTAAGGCCGCTCTCTGATGCCACGTACTCTGCTGGTTGGAGCGGTGTGGACCTTGGTTTCAATTTGATTCGCTTCAGGGACGTATACACTCGAGGCGAGTTCAAGGGCTTTAGGTTTGAAAACTACTCTTCTGCATCCGTCCCATCGGCCTCAGCAACTAACGCTGGTCGAGCCATTTACACGACTGATACGAAGAAAATTCAGATTGATACTGGTGGTTCTTGGATCACTGCTGGATCGAGTAAGGCTTCAATCGACGTTAGCTTCGACGGGATCGTAAAGACCAAAGATATCGACGTATCTACCTATGTCTCCGATGCACAGAAGTCCGTTTGGCAGCTCTTAGACAATGCAAATAACTTTGAGCGGATGTTTGTTCCAATCCTAACCACAAGCTCTACGAATGTCCGAATTCTCACAACCACTGCACTACCAGCAGGAACGTACCGACTCATAGGTATGGAGTAAAAAAATGGCGAAGATATACTCTCAGCTTGAAAAAGCGCAGCTTGAAAATAGAAGCACAGACGGTACCGCTGGAACGATAGGCCTGATTTGGTTCAATACGGTCTCAAAGAAAGCAATTCTTGATGATGGAACTCTCGTTAGAGCACTCCTCCGAAACGATCAAAACTGCGTACTCGGCAATGATGCCACTGCTGCAAATAACATCCGGTTCCACCGAGCAGGAACAAACATCCTTCAAGTCGTCAAAGGCAATGATGCTACAGCCGAAGGAACTCTCTCCACTAACCTAGCTAAGATCTCTTTCTGCTTTGAAAGCTACACGAATGCATCTAAGCCAACGGTAGGAAACGCCGGACGCGCAATTTGGGTTAGCGATAAAAACAATATCCAGGTCGATAGTGGTACAGCTTGGCTACAGGTAGGATCTGGTGGTGGTGGGGGATCGTTGTTTTGGGTTGAGGACGGTATCTCGCCGTTTTCGATGGTCGCAAATAACACTCAAGTCTATGCCTTCTCTGCTGGCGATGCTCAGAATCTCTATACGCTAATCCGTGTTCCTAGCAACTACGTGAGTGGTACTCAGATCAAGATCAAGCTCTCTGCTTATAGTGCTGACACGACTGGTACCATGCTCATCCAAACTCAAACTACTCTGATCAGAACCGGCACTGATGCCATGACCTCAACCACCAATCAGAGAACGTCCACCAATTCAGCAATCACTCTTTCTGGGTCCACTGTGAACATCCCGCAAGAAGTGGTCTTTGATCTTACTGACTCGAGTGGACAGATTAACGCTGTTGCAGTCACAGCCGGTGATTTCATCAAGATTAAACTGACTCGCGGAACTGATACCGCTACTGGAAATGTATTTGTGCCTGTTTACGGCGCGGAGGCTACATTCGTATGAAGAAAATGGATCTTAAAAATTATATTGATAACGGCTCAGCAGAGAACGGCAAATACGGATGGAAACTCTTTAGCGATACCGCAAGCAACATCCCCACTGACGGAACTGGTGGAACTGCAACTGGGTTGACCCTCAATGCTTCTACTGCTTCTCCTCTTGATGGGGACGCAACTTTTGAGCTGATTCAGAGTGCTGTCAATTGTCAGGGTAAAGGGGTTAGCTACGATTTTACGATCTCTGACTCCGATAAAGCACAGGTTCTCAGCATCAAATTCGACTACAACGCTAGTTCCACGTTCACTACATCCAATGGCACAACTGGAAAATATGATGGAACTACGACGACTAATGCTGGCAACAGTGACCTTGAAGTTTTCATCTACGATATCACCAACGCTAAGCTCATTATCCCCGCTGGAACTGTGATCGTAGGAAAAGGCTCAACTAACTTTACTTTCACGGGCACTTTTCAGACTGCAATCGACTCGAATAATTACCGACTGATCCTAATGGTAGCTACTGCCAATACAGCCGGTTGGACGTTTAAGTTCGATAATGTTTATGTGGGCAGACAGGCTACTTCTATTGGCCCTGCTATAAGTGATTGGCAGAGTTATACCCCGACCATTACAAGTGCTACCGGAACCATTACAAACTATACAGCATCAGGTTCATGGAGAAGAATAGGCGACTCAATTGTCATTCATGCTCGGTTATATTTTACTGGAGCAGTTGGAACGTGGACAGGTCCAGAAATTTCATTGCCTCCGGGTCTTGCAGTTGATTTTACAAAACTGGTAAATATTGATGGAGCTTTAACACCAACTGTATATCGAACTGGATCGGCAAGAATTTCAGTTTCTACGACTAATGTTGCGGGTAAAGCTGTTATCTCGGAAACTGTTGGCAATAAGATTAGAATTGGTGCTTTTTTTACAAACACTTCGGATGCTGGGTCTACAAGCGATCCTCTAGGCACACTGTCATCTACAGCAATTGCAAACAACTGGCCTGGATCATTTGCAAACGGAGATGCGATAACAATAGAAGATATCATTTTGCCCATTGTCGGCTGGAGTTCTAACACCGTCCAAAGCGCGGATACTGATGCGAGGGTGGTGGCTGTAAGGGCTGGTCGCGCTTCTAGCAATCAAACTCTTAATCCGTACAACTCTAGGGTAAAGATCGAGTTTTTCAGCACAACTTCGTCAGGAACGTTCGATACTCATGGCTGCTTTTCTTCCACACAATATCAATATAAGATTCCCGTATCTGGTTATTATAGAATTGTTACTCAAGCGTCATTCCTCAATACAAACGTCCAAGCCAACTCTCGATTTATTCTATCTCTTATTGATGATAACTCTAGCGAAATAGCCAGAGGGCAAGACTATACCACACATGCTACTGGCAGTTACTTTACGTTATCATTGAATACTACTCTTTATCTAAATGCTGGTAGTGTAGTTGCTGTAGGCGTTTTCACTCCGTCAGATTATTCTGCCAATGGGATCATATTAGACGGCAACAACAGACTCTCTTATTTATCTATAGAACGTGTCTCCGGCCCAGCAGTAGTTCAGGCGACGGAAACGGTGGCGGCTAGGTATACTGCATCTGGAACACTAAGTTGTGCTTTAAATAATCCAGTCCCAATAACTTTATTCTCCAACAAAACCTTCGATTCACATAATGCTTTTACACCGTCCATTGGATACATAGCCCCAGTCTCAGGGAAATATAGAGCAACTTTTATAGTCTGTTCTAACTCAACAACCGCTGGTGTTATTAGTGGTAACTTTCAAGCAATGCTATACGTTGCTGGCACACTGCATTCATCTACTCAGACTGTATGCCAAACTACTACAGCAGTAACTTATAGCGTTCTTTTAACTGATACTTTTAATTTGTTAGCGGGCCAAGCAGTAATGCCATATTTCAACAATAACAACATGGTTTCTGCCGGTATAACTATCGGACCAGCTATATTTCCCATGTTTTTTGAAATTGAAAGAATTGGCAACTAATGATCCGTGACGACTTCAAACCTTACTTCGACGGAACGGGCCTACTTGCTCCTCAACCTAATCCGGGGCTAATCGGTAGCGACAATGGGCCAATGTTTCTGTCTGAGTATTACATCATGCTTAAAAGGCTTGGTGAACTCACGGAGCAGGATAAGAAGGACTATCACTCTAAAATCTCCTACTGCCTTAATGCTAACTGGACTTTGAACCGAGTGATGTACCCGCACAAGGCAAGCCAAGAGGGACCGGACGACTATCTCGGTGTTTTAAACGGATGCAAGCAGCTAGGTATCACAGACATTCCCAGGATGATTCTCTTTGCTTTCATTCGCTACTTTGGCTTCTTAAATAACGTCGAAATGGGGAAGTGTTCTAAAGAGAGTTTCTTTCTCAGACAGCCTCAATTGGTCGCGGCGATGGTAGCAGCAAGTTTCCCGCTCTATACTTTTCCCCACCTCCTGTTGCGTCTTATCTTCTTTCCCTTCTTCGCTTGGACTGCGTTAGTGATTGCGATCTCCTGTATCAACGCACCTCAATCCGACACAGACGCAAGACGCTTAAGTTGGCACCTAGTTCAAATCACCAAGGACGTAAGCCTACTCTGCAATCTCGCTTCAAAGTTGTGGTTAAAACGCCTTTTCAAAGACTATGGCTCAAGTGGAATGAATGCAGTAGCAGCGATCTATTATCAACCACAAGGCGCTAATCCTTACTCGAGACATTGGGTGACCTGATGAAATACCTTATCCTCCTTGCAGCACTTCTTCTGTCTGGATGTAGCACTACCTACGTCATGAAAAACTGCACTCATTTAGGTCAAAACTACTACGAGTGTGAACAGCCTTAAGGGATCAGTATGAAACTCGAATACGTTCTCAGCACTGTACTCACCTGCACAGGCACACTAGGGTTGATTCTCTTTAATCAGATAGTGACTCAGTTACGAAAGATGACAGAGAGCGTTGAGAGCTTAAACGTGAAGATTGCAGTAGTGTGTGATCGGGTTGAGTCGCATGACAAGAGAATTGAGAAGCTTGAGAGTAGGCCAAACTCATAGTCTATGATCGACTGGAATGATCCAACCTGCAAAGTTAGTAAATATTTCACGGTCAAAGAGGCAATCTACATCCCTGGCTGGAAACGGCTTGCTGACCCCTCTGATGGCTTTGGCACTGATCAACAGAATGCCCTTATAGACTATTTTAAGAAGCTTGATCTCGTTCGGGAGTTTTTGGAGGTTCCGATCATCATTCACTGCGCCTACAGGCCACCCGTCTATAACTCTCTCATCTCTGGAGCATCTCCCGACTCAGCACACATGGCTAGAAACCTCGCACGACCTGGAGCAAGACCTATCCTTATTGCCGCAAGTGATTGGCATCCTAGATATCCTGATTTAACCGTACCCGAATCAGTGCAGAAGGCCGAATCTCTACTGGTACCCCGCTTGGATGAATTTAAGCTTCGGATGGAGCGTTCAAGAGGCTCATGGATACACACAGATTCTCGTCCAGTGCCCAAAGGTGGTATGCGTTACTTTTCGCCCTAGTTGTATCCTTTCGACATAGCGAACTAATCCCCAAGACCTTTTACTCTAACAATTGGAGGTCTCTTCTATGGCTATGATTGAAAGTATTGTGGCGTTTTGGGTTCAGTATGCCCCTATTCTGGCTGGAGTCTTTGCGGCTCTCTGGGCGCTCTCTGAGGCATTGGCACAAATCCCAGCAGTAAAGGCTAACTCTGTTTTCCAGGCCATTCAGAATGGGATTAAGTTCGTCTTGGTTACGATGTTTAAAAAAGAAGTCTAATGGGCACATTCATTGCGATTCTCCAAGCGATCCCAGCCGTCAAGATCCTAGCCGATGAGTTTGTATCTCTCTACGTTCAACTTCGACTTAGTTTCATGAAGGCTGAGCATCGCTCGGGAATTAGAAAAGCAATTGAGGAACAGGATCAACGTGACCTTGAAAATGCGATTAATAGCCCGTTGGCAGGGAAGAAGTCTGATATTGCCGGTACTACTGTTCGCGACTCTCTGCCTAACGTCATGCGTAACAAGATCGGAAATTAAAGCCGCAATCTGGATGAATAACTTTCCTCCTACTGAACTTTGCGCACGCATACCCGAGTTGAATGACTACGGCTTTTATCGAAAACTGAATGACGGGAAGCTCGAATTTATCAGCATTTGCAGTCCTGAGATCACTCATTGGCTCTCTGTTTTAGACAAGGACTTCAACGCTATCTTAGATCAAACCATTCCGGGGCGTAAAAATGAGATTAACAACTAACGGCTATAAGGTTCCAGAATCAGGTGATCGCGGTGGTGGAGCTAATGGTTTCTTCCAAGCCTTAGAATACGATATCGAGCGCGTATCTTCACATAACCATGATGGCAATAACTCCGAGTTCATCACGACTAAAGCCATTCGGAGGCAGTCGGCAACAATCGCAAGTAACGCTTGGACAGAAGTAGCTCCATCCACCTACAAGCAAACAATTGACCTTCCTGCTGGCATGACGATGCAGAACTCAGCACTTCAATTTCAAATCCCCGTCAACGGTTCAAACTACGGCTCAATCATTTATCCTTCCGTTGAAGTGGTGAGTGAAACTCGTTTCAATGTTTACGTAAATGACCCGACACTGAACCTGACGGTGTATTACTAATGTCCATTGATCAGCAGGTACTCGAGCAGACAGACTTCTCTGGTGGTATCACTGATAACGATATCGGAAGCACAAGCAATAAGTTCTCCGAGTGTGATAACCTGCTCATTACTCCATCCAGGCAGTTAGAAGGTCGCCCAGGCTCAAAGCTTGATACTAATGACCCGACAAAGGCCTTGATCCCTTCTTTGAGCTACTACCGCATTGGCGCTCTAATCAATTACGACTCTGATGACTCTCTTGTGGTCTTTGCCGGTAAGAACTTCTACTCGAGGGATGTTTCAGGCAATTATCAAACGGCAACAACTCCAACTGATAACCACGCCTTTAAGGATGCTCTAGCAACTACTGTCATTAGCTTTAGCCAGTGGAATAGGCATATCCTTGTCTGCTCAAACTCAAATAACAAGCCTGTAAAGATCTTCAAACACCAAGGTCAATGGAGATGCCTCACTGCTGGATTACCTGGACTATCTTCGACTCCGACCATTACAGGAACAGCGGGAGCTAATAACTACATCTACGCCTTTGCCTATAAGCGCACCTACCACATTGACGATGTTACGTATGAGGATTGGGGACCGACCACTGTTGTCATTAAAGAAAATATCGCAGATCCAAGTGTTAATGCGGTTCAGATCACCAATATCCCGTTCATCCCTGAAAACGATACTAACAACTACGATAACGCCAACATCAAGCTAGTGATCTTTAGAACGATTAACGGTGGAACTACGCTTTTTGAGATTGGCGAGAAGTCCTACAACCAGACTAATTTCTCAGACAATAAAACCGATAGCCAAATCCTCAATAACCCAGTCATCTACACTACTGGCGATGTATTCGATAATGATCCACCACCTGCGAATGCGACTATCTGCCATATCACTAACGGTATCGCCTATTACGCCGTAGATAATAAAGTATATCAATCCGTTCCAGGAGACTTTGACTCGGTTCCTGCGAGTAGCTATCGACAATTCGATGAAAAGATCACAGGTATCAACTCGGTCAATGGTATTCCTATTATCTTCGGTAAATCGAAGGTATGGCGAGTGGACGGGATCATTGATGAGATTGGAAGCGGTGACATTGCTGTTATCAAGATCTCTGACAGCGCCGGATGCGTATCTAATAACTCCATCGTTCAAATCAATGCTGGTTTAGTCTGGTTTGGGGTAGATGGGATTTACACGACTGACGGTTACAGGGTTCTCAGAATTAACGACGACCTTCAAGAACGCTACTCAGCCATGATTGAGACCACGCGCCAAAAAGAAGTGATTCACGGTGCATATGATAAGGTCGGAAATCGCGTTTACTGGTCCGTTCAAAAAGAATCTACTTCATCCACTGACTGCGATAGCTGCCTGGTTCTCGATTTGCGCTGGGGGTTGAGTTCGACTTCAAGCTTTACTACTCTCTCTGGCGGCAACTCCTTCTCTCCTACTGCGATCACATTCTTCAATAATGATTTTTACCGTGGCGATCGAAACGGCTTTGTTCTGATCCATAAGGATAACCTGCTTAACGATCCCACTATTGACCTCACTATCCCTGTAGCTAATTGGACGACTCAAGCTATTCCCTGGACATTCAGATCCATCCACCACAACTTCGGAACATCTGCGACCAAAAAGTTTGTAAGTAGGATTCTCGTCACGTGTAAAAACCTAACTAATATCTCACTTGGCTTACGCTCCATTAACGATCAGAACCTCGAGAGCAAGATACTCATTCCGATCAACTTCAAAGGCAACATGATTTGGGGTTTCGATGTGAGTTCCATCTGGGGAGATAACAGGCTCATTTGGGACTTCGACGGGATCATTGAAGAGAAGCGTAGGTTTCCAGCCTTTAACCTCAGACTAAACTACAAGCAGATTGAGCTGACGAATGCCGAAGTGACGATCTCCAACTCTGATGCTGGTGGTAAGGCTAGTCTCATTGGCAATGCGATCCATTTAAATAACCCTAATTCCATGTGGCCTTTAGACTGCGTTGGGATGCAGATTTACTTCAATGATGACAACTATCAGAAGGCTTTTACGATCACGAGCCGCACCGACGACACCATTCTCACAAACAAGCAATCAGACCTACTGCCTGGAACAAATAAAGAATGGATCATCAAGGGTATTCCAAGGAATGAAAGACTTCACCTAGTCAGCTACGTCATGCAATACGGGTTGATCAGCCCGACACACAAAGCATTTGATGGATATACAGGGGCTAACAAGTGATCGACCTTAAGCTTCACCTCATTACCGATAAGCCCACTCGAGAAGCACTCAAGACACTGCTCAACTTCGTTAACGACCAAAGCATTCTCAAAGGAAACTGGAAGTACATTGAATTTACATTCGACAAACCTGTTGAGTCATTTCGCTACAATCACAATTTAGGTTTCGTTCCGAAGGACTTCATCATGAGTTATTTATCTGGCACTGGATCAATCTTTATCAACTGGTATAATAGTGACAGGCAATTTCTCGACCTAACGGCTACGGGGCCATGCGTAGTTAGAGGTTTTATTGGAGCATACGCATGAAAACTTATACCTTCGGTGACTTGAGAAATAAGATTGAAGCGCAACTGGATTTACGGGGTGAGAATTTCATCACCTACGAAGAGTTATTAGCCTATTGCAACGATGCAATCAGTGAAGCAGAGGCAGAATTACATAGGCTTCAGATTGAAGATCAGTATTTTCTCTCCTCGACGACTCTGACTCTCATTGAAGGGCAAACGACGATCGACTTCCCCAGTGATATCTACGCTAATAAAGTAGTCTCCATTATCTGCAAAGAGCCTGATGGATTGACCTACAAAGTGAAGCAGTATCATCACACTCACAGGAAAGATCGGTTCGAAAGAATATTGAATGCTCATCCTGCTGACGAATATCAGTTCATCGTCTTAAATCAGACCACTCCAAAAATGCTGATTGCACCTGCTGCTAGATCCGGCTCTCCGCAATTCACAATCTGGTACATCAGGCAGGTTAAGCGCGTAACTGACGACTCGAGCATTATTGAAGTACCTGAGTTTGACATGTTCCTCGAAGCATCGGTGAAGGCTAAGTGTAGGGCTAAAGAGAATTTAGGAGCAATCCCCCCTGACGCGATGGCTGAGATTCAAACGGCTCGTAACCTCATGCTTGATACTCTTGCAAATCAGGTATCTGAGGAAGCTGACTACGACACTTATTTTGAACACTACGTGAACCATTCCTAAAGGGGTAGAGCATGGCATATAGATACGCTGGATTTGGCGATGAAAATGATCGTAGAAGAGCGCGAGAAGATGAAGCAGCTAGGGCAGAACAAGAGGCACAAACCAAAGCAGCTCAAACCCAATTGAACCAATCCTTAGATCCAAACTATGAACCTGAGATCATGCCGGGCGCTCCACGCGCTAAAAAATGGGAGTCACTCATTGATCCGGCCACAGGTCAGATTAAAAGCCAGTATCAAATCTCCTCAAACAACCTCACTCCCGAGCTGACTCAAAAACTTGATGGGATTAACCTCGATAAGCGGGGGTTGGAAAAGTTTAGAGAGTATGCGCTTTCTACTGGCGATAGTGAGTTTGCTAAGAAGCTCCTTGAGAAGCAGGGATTAGAGCAGCAGACAGCCCTTCAAGACGCAGCAGCATCACAAGCCGGTCAAGCCGCTCAAGCACGTTCTCAGATGGCAATGCGTGGTGGGATTAACTCTGGCGCTTCTGAACGGCTTGCTCGAGCCAACATGCTTTCGGGATACGCTCAAAAACAGGGTATCAATAGACAGGGACTTACTGACAGGCTTCAGATTCAAGCCAATGATGCTAATCAACGTGTTCAGGCTCTTTCCAAACTCCCAGACATGGAAGTAAACGCATTAAATCCAGAATTTAAAAAAGCTCAAGCTTGGTATGAGGCATTATCAGGTGACAGAGCATCTAGGATGAGTGCTGATCAGTTTAATGTCGGAAACACTCTTTCTGAGATCACTAACAAGCGCAATTACGATCAGAACATGTGGAATCAGCAGACTCAAGCATGGGGTTCAGTTAAAGCCGCCGAAGCCTCAAAGCCTAAAGATGATAGCTCCTGGTTGTGTACAGAGGCAGATAAGAAAGAAAAACTCAGCTTCTCAGACCTTAAAGCCCTCATGAAACTGAGAAAGTATTCCTACAAGGTCAATCACGATCTTTCCTACTTTTATCACCATGACTGCGATGAGCTTGTAACTCGAATGAAGAAGGAAGGCTCTGACTGGGAAAAGAATTACGATTTTGTACGTGAGATCATCAAGCTTACGAAGGAAGAGAAAATTCCAGAAGCCTATGAACTCTACGTGAAAACCACGGTTGAACTCATTAAAAAGTATTGGCCTGAGTGTAGCAACGAAGATTACTTGGCTGTAAGGGGGGCGTAACATGGGACTCTGGAGCAAACTTGCATCTCTTGGAGCAATGGCTGGTGGTGGTGCATTGATGGCAACTGGGGTTGGTGGACCTCTTGGCGCTGCATTGATTGGTGCTGGCATCGGTGGTGCGAAAGACCAATTCCTAGATCGACCTCAAGCCCTTGCACAAGCGGAACGCGCCAATGAAGCTAACAAGTATTCCCGCTGGTCTGGAATTCAACACCAAATGCCTAACATGCCTTCTTTAGGAAATAATATGCTTCAAGGCGGTGGTGCAGGTCTCACTTATGGAATGATGAGCGCAAAAGGTGGTGCTGATGGTGCGGTTGAAGCTGCTAAAAATGCCAAAAGCTACTCCTTGGGTTCGCAGGATATGGGCAAAGAGTTAATGGGTATTGGCAACGATACTTCTGCTGAAGCGATGAAACTTGCAGCAAGCGGATATAGCCCTTGGTCAACCATTATGCCGAACACCTCTCAGGCACGCTTTACGATGGGTCGATACAACTTCTAAAGGTGACTTATGCCTAATGCCTACACTCTGATGAAGCAACAAGGGATCTTTAACCTAGCTGATGACCCTAGCTCTCGGGAACCTTCTGAAGAAGAAAAGCTAATGGCCTTGCTCGCTCAACAGGGCAAACAGTCTCAGCCTGACACAACCAACGATGCCATGAGCCTAGTCACCGATAACAGCTCTCAAGCGCCTCAAACGCCTTCAGGTGAAACTGCTCAAGGTTCAGACTTCGTAAATTGGTTATCTGGCCAGAAGGTTCAACCTGCTCCAAGCGGAAACAGGAAATTGGCATCAGCTCAACCAGCAAAGCAATCAGGCGGCTCAGCAGATCCATTCTCTTTATCCAGTCTCTATCAGCAGCTCAGATCCGAACACGAGAAATCCCAACTTGCCGAAAGAGCCTCACTTCAAGAGCAGAAAGACGCATTAGAACAGTACGCGCAGTCTCAGAATAACCCTCTCACGGCTTTGCTGGCTTACGTCGATACGACGACTGGATCTAACTACCGTGGTGCCTATAACGATCACCTCAATCAAAAGAAGGCAGTTGTAGACGCAAAGAACGCAATCACCAAAGCAGAAAGTGGGATCTCTAAGAGCGACGAGGAACTGTTAAAATCGCTGATCACTGCAAAGTCCAAGGAAACGAGTGCTGAGTACCTCAATGCCTATAGGACTGGGCAATTGGATGCCGCAAATAGAAGACTTGGAATTCGAATGGATGAAGCAGCAGGACGTGTTGCCGATAAGATTGATAAAGACCCGATAGTTTTAAATTTGAATAAACGGCTTGGTCAGATTGAGATTGATCGTCATACACTTGAAACCCAGCCGGTCATTAATAAAGCAGTTGCGGGTGAATTGGCTCGCGGTGTTGCAAATGCTCTCTCCGGTGCTGGCGCGGCTGGTTGGCATGAAGTTGAGATGCAAATCCCTAAGAGTATGCGAGGCGATCTTGTCGCAATTATGAACTATACTGATGGTGATGTAGGCGAATATCTGTCACCCAAACAACGTGAATATCTCATCAATACTTTGCGACGACTTGAAGAAGGTTTCACGCAAACAATGGCTAGGCGAGCAAAAGAGATTGAGTATGGAAGAGAGTACAGCAATCCGATTCTTAAAAAAACAATGAGCAGTAAAGTCAACGCTCTCCAAACACCTCAAGGGCAATCTGCACAATCTTCTGAAGACGGACAAGGCATAACCTCTGATGAAAGGTCTGAACTCGAAAGACTGAGGGCAAAACATGGCAAACGGTAGCCTTACCCCGCAAGAACGTATTGAACTGCAAGAACTGAGAAGGCTTGATGAACTGGAAAGAAAGTACTCCAAGTTTAATACAAAGGAAGAACCTATCTCCAATGAATCAAGCCCGGACGTATCGGTAGCAGATCGCCTAATCACCAAGAACCTCGCCAATAGCCCTGAAGCCGTTATGGGTTACTTCGGTGAGAACCACCCTGATCTTGAGTCAAGAAACTACGGAGGAGAAATCCAAGTCCGTAAAAAGGGTGACTCAGAATGGCGCAAGCTCGACGCTAATAATGGTTATTTTGACACACTTAAAGGGGTAGCCTCCCTCACTCCCCAAGGAATGTTGCTCAATAAGTTAGTGAATGGGGAATGGGTCAATCCTCAAGGTAAGGAGACTCTAGCTGATGCCGGTGATCTTGCCTCGGATGTAGTCGGTGGTGCTGTAACTGGTGCTGCTATGAAGGCTGGTCCTATTGCCGCTGGTGGTGCCGCTGCTGCTACGGAGGCATTGAGACAAAAGCTAGGTCAATACTTTGGCATCCCTCAAGACGTAAATATGAAGGAAGTTGCCCTTCAGGGGGGATTAAATACAGCTCTCCCGGTAATAGGAAAGGGCGCTAGTGCTGGTTGGAATGTTGTTAAGTCGGATCTAGCCCCGTGGGTAGGCTCTCACGTTACTGGGATTCGAAGCGATATCATTAAGGCCTTGCCAGACAAACTTGATAAAATCGAAAAAATGACCGGCGAAGGCATCCTCTCGTTTGGAGAAAAAACGGCTAAGAAAGTTGCTCACGCTGTGAACCGCGCACAAACCAAGGCTATGAATCTGTACGATCAGGTGCTTGATAGAATGCCCGGTACGGTTGATGTAAAAGGCGGGATGAAGGTCTTGGATGACTATGTGGATGAGGCAGCAGCGGCGTATGAGCGAGTTCCCAATGCCGATAATAAAAAAGCACTAAATGATGCAATAGCAATTCGGGATAAATTCTTCAAAGATTCAAGCGGAAAGACTGAGACTAAACTATCCCTTGGCGATGATGGCATTATCACTAAGTCAGAAGCCCCTGCAACACTTGATACTAAACTAAGGCCTAGAGATGCCCTTGAGGTAACTAAGCGCCTACGTGATGAGGGTAATCTTCGAAAGATGGCTGATGTTGGTCCTTTTCGTACTGGTGAATTGCCTTACGATCGACCACTTGCTGAAGCTAGAACGAAGATCAATGTCGCGATGGATAAAGCCAATCCAGAATTTCAAAAAGCTCGCTCCACTTGGACTAATCTCCAGGATCAAAAAGAAATAGCGGATGATATATTTGGCAACGATCGCGATGTTTATAAGAAGCTCCTGGGCTTAGGCCGTAAGACGAATGCAGGTCAGTACGAGCAAGCTATGCGCCTAGATAAAGCCTATCCCGAAGCAGGAATTAAAAACGCTATCGAGGACGCACAACTCCACTACTACTTCGGAGAACCTGCAAATCAGGCAATCAGCATCGGGGGATCTACCTCTACTAGCCGCACGCTTCCTCTGACTTTGGCTGGTCGGGATCTCGGTCAGACTATGGGTAGCGCGATGGGCAGTTCAGTTGCAGCAGATGCTTTAGGGACCGCTGGTGGCTTTATTGGCTCAACTCTCGGCTCTCCAGCAACGGTTAAGAACACGATTAAAGCATCACGCTGGTTCGAAAATCTCATTAAGCAAGATCCTGAATTCGCTAAAGCACTGATCTATGGCGGTACGCAGGAAGTGGGTAAATCACCTTGGGAGAACTTTAGATGAAAAAAGAAATGAAGATGGAAATGCCTGAAATGGACGTATCACAAGCGATGCATCATCTCGAGAAGGCAGAAGAGATTAAATCCAACAAGAAGCTCATGGCTCAGATTCAAAAGCATCACTCGAAGATGGGCAAGGTCATCGGTCATAAAAAGATTAAGTCCATTGATGATCTTAAGAAAGCCCGTGATGAAGCAATGAAGGATGATACTGAGGGAGATGAATAAAGCCTTCCTTGGCCTCTCAAACCTTCCTAGTTCAAGCCAGTGGCTCTGCAATCATCTCAAGTAATGTTATTTCCGCAGGAGACACTTGAGCGGCTTCCAAGTCACTGGCTTTGAGCTTTTCAATCCCTGTTTCAAACTCGATATTCAAAAACTTTTCTAATTCCTGGTTGTACTCTTCTGCCTTCTCCTCAGGAACTACGTGCTTTCCGTCAGGGCGCATTTTATACACTTCACCGTCTTTGATGCCGTAATTGTCTCCGAGTTTTTGAAAGAGTAACATCGCTTCGGACACTTCTGTATCAATTTTCTTTGCAAGCTTAAGAAGCCAGTAAGCGGTCCTGATCGGCATCTTGGTGTTTTGAAGCCTTGCGATGAATTGCACGAGCTGAGTAGTGAGTACCTGCTTATAAGTCAGTTTCATGTTTGCTCCTCTTTGCGTCTTTCAAAAGTGAAATAAATGCTGTCAATGGAATGACGATCTTGGCTTCTTCCCTGTTGCGCCTGTAGCAGAGAATAGGGATCTCCCCACCCTTGCAATGAACTTGTGCTTGGTCTGTTGCAGCGTGGATATTGAGCCTCTCCTGGTTTTTACACTCAAACTGCATATTAAGTAATTCTCGAGCACGCGGCGAAAGGTAAAGATCAGGTCCAGGAACGCTTGTCGCAGGAACGAGGATATCTACTGGTTGGAGTTTATCTGGAAAGGCTTCAATCAAGGCGTTTCGTACTTCAGCACAGAGCCTTCTCCCCTTCGCCTTACAAGACCTCGTTCCCATCCGCTTAGTCTTCAACTGGGCTTCCAATGTGATGGCTTCCTTTCGCTTTCCTACAATTTGGGCACTTCGTTCTACCTGCATGGCACTTGTGAATGTTCGGACGAAATATCTTCCCGCAGATACGACACTTCACTTGCTGGCACGCTTTACACAGGCCGTTAAGATCAGGCTTCCCGCACTTGATACATTCGAGGACTTCTTCCTTCGGTGCTCTCATAAGTTTGTCTATAGAATTAAAGTAAAAGTCTGCTTGCTATTTGACAATAGGAAACTTTCAGATCATTGTTTTTTTATTCAAAAAATAGACAGCGCAACTTTCTGGAAGTGGGGACTTAATCGGGGAGATGCGTAAACAGTGGGGGGAAATATGAGATTTGTGAACGGATGGGTGAAGGCTCATCGTGATTTACGCGAGAAATTGGGCCTGTTTGACTACGCGGTTTACATGACAATCATCTCCTGGGCTAATCGGGAGGACACTACTGCAAGCTTCGGCGGTCAGACTATTACAGTGAAACGTGGACAGCTTTTAACGAGCCTTTCTGAACTCAGTGACGAGGCGATTGATCCGTACCTGCACCGCATTAGATCATCTCTGACACGCTTAGTTGACGCGGAGTACATACAGCAAGCAAAGAGCAATGATAGGCGCAATGGTGGAACTCTCATAACAGTCTTGAATTACGATGATTTAACAGGATCGAAAGAAGTTGAGCGCACAGATCAGAGCACACAAGGCGCAAGCAAAGCGCAACATATTGGAGAAAGAGAAGAAGAAAAGAATAAATACATAGGGCTGTCGCCTGATCTCAATGCGCTGTATCAAGCCTATCCGAAGCGCAAAGGCTCAAACCGAAAAACCAAGGGTCTCGAATATCTCGCCAAGAAAATCAAAACCCAAGAGCAATACGACTCCATGCTCAGGGCAATTAAAAACTACGCAGCAGAGTGTGAAGCCAGCAAGAAAACAGGGACCGAGTTCGTTATGCAATTCGCAACTTTCGCGAATGGGGTGTGGGAAGAATACGCAGAGACTACCCTGATTAATCCTGCACCAAAAAAACTCAGCGTCGAAGAATCACTCTTGGAACTAGACAAAGCTGAAGCTGCTTACAATCGCATGACGCTCGAGGAGTTTTACCGCTTCAGAGGCCGTACTGGTTCAACTGGAGGTGCGACATGACTCCCTTGCTGCCTAACCCCCCCCAAGATTGCGCTTCACCCCCCCATGCGCTCGATATGCAGAGTGTTTACATGCAAGCGATACAAGAACTCGCTAAACCCTTCCCTGCTGTTCAACTTCCTGAGTGGGACTGCTTTAATCGCATGACAGGCGGCTTTAGGCCTCGTGAGTTCTCAATCTTTTGTGGCCCCACTGGATCAGGTAAAACCACATGGCTTGCTAATCTCTCAGCGCAACTTCTCAAGGCCAATACTAAGCACTTCGTCATGAGTGTGGAGACTGGGCACACTGACTTTATGAAGCGAATTATGTCTGCTCTTGCTGGCAAGGATTTCAACACTGGTGAGGCTATCTCAACTCAGGACATTGCTCGCTTTCAAGTGGAACATGGGCGGTATCTTGAAACAAACGCTATTGAATTTAGCTTGTACGAGGATCGACTCCCAGTGGAACAGCTCATGGCAGATATCGCGCACATGGTCTTTGAGAAGGGCTGTAAGATTGCCATTGTCGATAACTTGAATTTCTTCATGGAAGTCACAAGCGCGAATAATGCAGTGATCGAGATGGACCGAGTGATTCACAACCTGATCATTTTCTGCAAGAAGGTCGATGTTCATATCATCATGGTTATGCATCCCAAAAAAACGGATGGGGCTAGAATCGAAAACGAATTTGATATCAAGGGCAGTTCAACGGCTGTTCAAGAAGCCCATAACGTTTTTTTATTCAATCGCCCTCGTCCAGATGACGTAATGAAAGGCTTCAGGGATGTTCAAGATAGAGAGATTAAGATCGCCAAAATGAGAAGGCGCGGGGTTAATGTCGGAAAATCAATCGTGTATCGCAACTCAAGTTCTCAGTATTTAGAGGGCGGGATATTTTGATTTCTGAAGTCTTTGAGGCAATTGAAAAGGCCGCAGCAGAAATTAGCATTCAAGACCCTCTCCTCTCGGAAGAATTTTTACCCGTAGAGAAGCTTTGGATTGCCGCTAAATTTCATGGAGCGACTTGGGATGTCTTAACCGCTCAATTTGAAAATGAAGAGATTTCTCCTGAACTATATCGTGATTGTGTAATTGAGCTTGTGAAAGAGTTTGGGCGGTACCGCTTTAATCGGAATATTGAGAAAATACTAATCGGTATGAATCTGGTTAATAAAAATTAAGTGGTTAAGATTTCTTATCTTGAAAAAAGATTTTGCGTATTTCTGGCGGTATACCGGACTTTATTCTTGCGAAACTATGACATACGCACTATTCACAATTGCATTCAGCATCGTGTAGGGGATTTAAAAATGAAACTTGACCTGGGTTCTCTGAGTATTTCTGAGCTTGCGGCCAAATTTGCTAGTCGCGAACTGGATGCTTCTTTTTCGATTTCGGTGAAGACTTGTATGACTTTTCAACCTGAGCGAGCAGTTCGTTCATCTCAGACTGAAGTTTTACACCAAGCGCAGCTCGATAATTTGGATCAATCACAAACTCATAACCTTGAATCTGAGCAAGCCGTAGAGCCATTGCAGCGATATATGCCCTTGCTTCATCTTCATTCCGGGTCTGCGCAAACGATGTTATTGACTCTGGCGACTTTCGCAGGAAGTTATTGGACTCAAGGCTGTATTGAAATACTGCAAGCAGGTTTTTGAGAAGTTCTCTTTCGTCGATCTCTTTGACTTCATTCTTACCGCCGCTTAAGTGAAGCAGGTAACTCACAGGCACTCCTAAAGCCTTCGAAAGCTTACTGAGAGTCACACTACTCGGGAGAGAACCTCCTGCTTCAGTTTTAACGATCATCGACTTTGAGAGATCAATCCGGTCAGCCAACTCCTGCTGCGACAAGTTACGCATTTCCCGGTATCGAGCGATGTTTGCTCCAATTTCCTTCACAAATAAAAAATCATCATTAGCCATAAAATATCCTTGACCCTGTGGAGTTTAAGTATAACCTCACAAGTATAAACATACTTTAAGTAACCACTCTGATGCCGTAACGAAGTTATACCAGAATTCTAATCGGCATAACAGGGTGTTTACAGTCCTATGGGGGGATTATGTCGCTTTTATCTAAAATCTCAAAAGGCAAAATCAAGAAGCCAGTCAATATCATCCTTTACGGTCAGGGAGGCGTGGGCAAATCAACATTCCCATCTAAAGCTCCTAACCCTGTTTATCTCGGTCCTGAGACTGAAGGTGGTACTGCTTGGCTGGATGTATCTCGTTTTCCGGTTCCCAAGACCTTCGCTGAAATTAAGAATTCTTTAGTCGAGCTGTTGAACGAAAAGCATGACTTCAAAACTTTGGTATTCGACTCGCTCGACACTACTGAGCCACTGATCTTTCAATCCGTTTGTCAGGAAGCCAAGGTCAGTCTCATTGAGGACGCTTATGGGGGCTTCGGTAAGGGTTACGTCCGGGCTTTGGACATTTGGCGTGAGATGATTGGGTTGATCCACGATCTTCAGGTTCAGCGTCAGATGCATTTTGTGGCGATTGCGCACGCTCAGGTCAAAGCACACACCGATCCTAAGACCCAGCACACCTGGAACCGTTACACGATGAAATTGAACGATAAGGCTTCAGCTCTGTGGAAGGAGTCGGTCGATGCCATGCTCTACGCTACTCATGAATTCTTCTCTCAAGAGCAAAAGGGCGGAAAAGCTAAAGCCTTCTCGACGGGCAAACGAATCTTACTCTCTAACTGGACAACTGCTTACGATGCTAAAAATCGCATGGGCCTTCCTGAAGAAATCGCTTTGGATTGGGATAGTTTTTACTCTGCTTGGTCAAATGCTCAAGTTGCCGATCCAAAGGAAATCATTGCCAGTATCGAAGAAAAACTTATGGGTGCAAATGAGGAGCTAAAGAAGAAAGTCCTCCACTCCATTGAATCGGCTCGGGGTGATGCCGCTGAACTCGCTCGTATCTACAACAAACTGATGACTGTTATCGGGGGGTAACACACATGGCTATTTTCGCAGAAGGTAAACACACTGTATTTGTTTCTCAGGCTGAATTCTTTCAAACTCAGAAGGGATCTCTCGCTGTAAAGCTTTTGTTTCACTCCAATGTCAATTCGGACAGCATTACCTGGACTGGAACCTTTGGCACTCCGAAAGCGATGGAGTATACGCTCAAGTCTCTGGCTACTTGTGGATTGAAAAGTGATCCGAACGATATTGTTACCCTTGGCGCTAATGCCTTTGACGGTCGTTTGTTTGAGATCGAAGTGGAAAAGAAGCCCGGTAACGCACCAGGAAAGTTCTTTCATAACGTCAAGTGGATCAATCCTATCGGCGGTAGAACTAAACAACTGACAAACGGCTTAGATGCTAAAACTGCTCAAACGATGCTATCGGCTCTCAATGCTAGTGCAAGCTTTAAGGCAATCAAGGCACAAGACCCACAGCAGGTCTCCCCAACATCCGTAGATTTCTTTTAACCATAACGTGATGGAGTCTTAAATGCGAAGGATCGTAGAATTGACTCAAGCTACGGATGACTGGCTTGCTTGGAGAAGAGGGAGAGTTACTGCGTCTAATGTTCCTGTGATCTTGCTTGAGAGTGATTTCCAAACTCCCCTGCAACTATGGGAAGGCTACATTAACCCCAGTAACAATCCCTCAACTCCTAACTTGGCTATGCAGCGGGGAACGGCCTTAGAAGGTGTGGTTCGTGATGAGTATATGCTTCATGCTGGTAGGGAGTTCATTCCTATTTGCGTTGAAAATACTGACTACCCCTTTCTAGGTGCATCGCTTGATGGCTACTCGGATGACGAGGGTGGGATTGTTCTCGAGATTAAGGTTCCATCTCAGGAGAAGCATCAGCAAGCTTTGAAGGGTGAAGTCCCGCTTTGCTACAGGGGGCAGCTTCAATGTCAACTGATGGTTACTGGGGCCTCTCGAGCTGAGTATGTCTCTTACGACTATAAAGATAAGTCCTGGGCAAAGGTTGTAGTCTATCCTGATCCTGTTTACTTTGAGCGCATTGCTAAAGCGGCCTCTGAGTTTATGGAGATGGTGAAGTCTCAAACAAGGCCTCAAATGACTGATCGAGATTTCATTGAAGCAGATAGCGAAGACCTCAAAAATCTCATGACTGCTTACTCCGAAAAGAAGGGCTTACTCGATCAACTCTCCGATGAGCTAGATGCTTTGAAAGAGGGCATTCGTAACGCCATGAAACATACTCGGGTTCGGTTCGGCAATATGAGGGCTTCTATCCTCGAGCGAAAAGGGAACGTGGACTACAGGCTTGTGAAGGAACTCCGGGGTGTAGATCTCGAGCAGTACAGAAAGCCTAACACCAAGTATCTGGACATTCGCTTTTCCAAATCAGAAGCAAGCTAATCAATTCAAATTTCGGTGTGTACCGGGGTAGGTACAGTAAATCGTTTGCCTCAAATCAAACAGCCGAGCAGTTGTGTGGGGACACATGGAAACAATTACTATTGACGGTAAAGCAGGAACCTACCTGCCAGAAGAAAAAGTAGCACAGATCCTTGGGGTCAAGATTGAATCATTGAGAGTGAAACGGTCTCGAGAAGCTGATCATCCTCCGTTTGTGAGATTGGGGCGAAAGACCTTCTACCCTGCTGATCGCTTTGAGAAGTGGGTTCACGCTCGTATTCAGGGAAGGCGCTACTAATGCTCGAGCATATTGAACGTCAAATCACTCAACGGTATCGGCAAATGAGAGAAACGGTCATTAAGCTTGATAAGATCTACTGCGAGTTTCCGATTCAACAAAATAAAGAAAATCTGATTGAGGCTAGAAGTATTTTGAAGGGCTTAGATATCTCAATTGGGATCATCAAAACAACCAAGCTCATGAATGACCTGCCTTTACAATTTAAAAATACAATGTGAGAAAGATATGAAGAAAGAACTAACGGAACAGGCACTCGAGTACGTGTCGAAATTTACTTGCCCCCCTCAGCACACCTACTGCTCTCACGATATCCTTGCCGCATATAAAGCTGGTGTGAAGGCTGGAATTAAAGCTTCGGCTCATCTTGTATTGACTGGTGGGTTTCATGTCGCTCGTCGGAATGCTGCTAAGGAAGTGATGGATCTCCTCGGAGTTGAAAATGACTGGCAGGAATGATCTCGGAGAGCCTTGTAGACATGAGGGGTGTTCTAAGATTGTCGTTAACCGCTTTGGGCTTTGCAGAGAACATCGAAAAAAGAAGTGTCAGCGTCCCGGCTGTAATGTGGAATTCATCCCAAACTCAATGGCTAAAACTGACGGTAAATATTGTGTAAAGCATCGCAGGTACGGTCATGAAGAAGTGTAAAAACGGGCATATCTTAAATACGGTCAACCTTCGGATTAATAAGAGCGGTCATATTGTTTGCCGCAGGTGTAAAGCAATTCAATCTGCTCTATGCAGAGACAAAAAAAAGAATCAGAAAAATGAGAAAACTTCGAACGCACTGTAGACGAGGGCATCGGTACACTGAACAGAATACAGGCATACACTACCATTCTGGATCTAGGATTTGTAAGCGGTGTCAGGCGATTAGGACTGCAAACTATAAGAAGAGAAAACGGCGTGAAACACGAGAGAAACTCAGTCAATCATCCGAGTCATTATAACGTTGGAAAGATCGAAGCGATCCAGGTGATTGAGGATTGGCAGCTTGGCTTTCACCTTGGAAACGCAGTTAAGTACATTTGCAGGGCCGGAAGAAAGGATGGAAACACTGCTCAACAAGATATCGAAAAAGCAATCTGGTATTTAAAGCGGTTCATTGAGAGGCAACGATGAAAGTTCCTGAGATCAGTGAGTATATTTCAAAATTAGAGCAAGAGAACAAGAAGCTCAAAGATAAAGTGGAATATTACTACATGGTACTTCAATGCTGTTGCAGTTGCGGGAGTCGCTTTTTTATTAATGGGCGTTGTCCTGCTTGTGTTGCGGTTGGGGGTGGGGAATGACTGACCATATTGTTGACGAGTTTGCCGATCAGATCACTAGGCTTGCCGAAAAGGTCATGCGCTTACAAGTTGAAAATAGGAGACTTCGCGAGGCGTTGGCGTCAATCGAATTGCAAGCTGAGTCTGGTCATTCTGAAGCACACTGGGTTTCAATACTTAAAACTGCTGGCAAAGCACTGGAGGTTAGGGAATGAAATATCTAATACTTATTATATTGCTACTCAGCCTGATTAGTTGCCGCAAAGACCCGATGCCAAATGTGACAACTTGTGTTTTAGGTCGTTTAGCGCATGGTCGTTGTGTCGATTCGCAGGGAAAAAAGAGTTACAAAGATTTTGATGAGCTAGTGGGAAACATCATGCTCTCCCCCCAGGATGCAAAGGCTTTTACTCGCTGGTGTTACAAAGCTAATGCGGTTGAGGGTGCTGCGATTGACTGGAGAATTTCTAAGTTGCTTGAAGAGCTGGGGGATGAATGATTGTCCGTCCGTGGACCTGCGAAGTTTGCCAGTTTGTGAATACTCGAGGTTATATTTGCTGCGAGTGTGGGTGTACGAAAAGCTAGATTCTAACTGTTTTTCTCGAGAATGCCTTCTTACCCATTTCAATCATTTTCGCTTCCATGTCAGGTGTTGGTGTCCAGCAATAAAGGTCTTCACACCGTTTAGCGCGAAATCTATCCCTGTGGCGATCATGCTCAGTGCGACCGTCATCTCTGAATTGCAGCAAGTACCTCTCCCATTTTTCTTGGAAAGAAAGCGCAGCAGCTTTTAGGTCTTTATCAGGAATACGGCCTCTTGCATCGAGTTTGAATTTTGATCCACCTACCCGGCGCACACCCCCATCATCGTCTATACTCATCATAGCAAGCTTAACCATTTGGCCTGAGTATTTGGATGTATCCTCCCCGTTTTCTGTTCCGAAGAATGCCTGATGTAGTGACTGTGAGATACGGCGAAGGTTCGATTCTTGATCTAACATAAAATAACGCAACTTCATTTTACTGACTCCTTATTCTTCTTTTGGGCTTTGCGACCGAGGTCTGCGATTCGACTCCCTACTGATTCCATCCCTTGAGTGTGAATGATGTTACCGTGGGCATAATGGTTCTTGAGGATGGTTTCAGAGGCACCTACATTGAGGCTTACGTCTTGTGTGTGTTTCTTCTCCTCGTGGATTGCCTTGGTTATATAGGTGTGACGCATCCAGTAGGACGTTTTCTCGGCTGGCAACTGAACTTCTTCCATCGAGCTATTCCAATGCTTGCTCCAAAACGTGTCTCCCTTATAGAGTTGAGGATCATCTTCTCGCGGGAAGACCCAAGGTGAATTGACCCCTGCTTTTTCTTGGATAGCCTTGTGGTCTCGTAATGCATTGGTTGATGATTCTGAAAGTCTAATCCGGCGACTAGGTTTCTTAGGGCTTTCGTTTTCAATGCTCGCTTCGGCAACCTGGGCACTCGAGAAATAGATATGGTCCCAACGCATCCGCTTCGCTTCAAATGATCGCAGTCCGTTTTCGATGCAAAGATGAACTAGCAGTCGGACATTTGGATCAGAGACCCCGTAAAGTTTTCCAATCTCCTCATCCGTGAAAATGCCCTTTGCTTTCTCTTTTCTTTTTGGGGGCAGAGGGAATTGTGGCTCGTTATCCAGCAGTCCAGTTTGAACAGCGAACTTAAAAATCAGGCTCATGTAACGCTTGGTTTCGCGAACACCCCGGGATAGCTTCTTGGCTTCGACTTTATACCAATTAGTCCACCACTTCGTTGTCACCGAGGCTATTGGGAGCGTTCCAAAGGTTTCCTTGATGAAGTTGGTCTCAGTCTTATCCTTTTGAAAGGTCTTATAGCTGATTCTAAACTCTGGATCGTCATGGTTAACGGAGATGCGCCGGTCCTCTAGGAATTTGTCGCAGAGTTGTTCAACGGTAACCGAATCCTCAACGATAATATCAGTTCCATGCACTGCCCGTTTGAGCGGCTTATCGTTTAGCCAGTCAGCAATCATATTGTCGCGGATCTCAATAGCGAGGGTCAGGTTGTCAGTGCCGGTGGTCTTGAATAGGATCTTTTTACCTGTCTTGGTTTTCTTGACATAGTAGATCCCGGTCTCCTCCGCTCGAAGAAGATTTTCGATTTCTTTACCGGACCTGTTCTTGGCTTTTTTCAGTGTGGGCATCTTATACCTCCAATGCTCTTGTGATTTGGGCCATGAGTTTGACAGCTTCGTTTCGATCCTTCGTCTGAAGGGACTTGATTAGTCGGATATAGTAGAGACCTGATCGCTGGTCTTTGTAGAGGTGTCTAACGCCTGGGTCGAGAATCAGGTTGCGCCGTTCTTTCGCATTGGCAGGTTCGGCTGTAGGCACTGGGTCAGTCTTTGGAGATAACCACTCTGCAATCATGCGATCACGGACCTGTTCAGCCTTAATTCGATCCTTGGTGCCAGTCGATCGGTTCAGTGACTTGAAACCCTTTTTCGATTTCCGAACATAAATCAGCCCCGATGCTTGGTCTTGATACAGGTTGTCACCGATTCGCTTCCACGCGAACTTATATCTCATAAAAACACTCTACCAGATAAATTTGTTGTTAGCAATCCCTAATCGTTGATGTCAACGAGGAATGGTAAATTGGGGTTCTTGGGGGCTAAGGTTGGGTATTGGGTGTTCATGGCTGTTAATGGGCGTTTCAGGCGTGAAAGTGGCGTATTTGCTGGGTTTTTGACGTATTTGCGGTAGGTGTAGGGGTTTTAAAGTGGAGCCGATGAGCGGAATCGAACCGCTGACCTACGCTTTACGAAAGCAGACTTGCGTTATCACTTTTTAGCTGTTTTAGGCTGGTTTTTGAATGCGGCTTTTGAAGGACTACAATTTATCAACAATCGAGAAGGGGGTTTTAGCCGGTAGAACCGGGCTGTTCACTGTTTTTTACTAACTCAACCGCGACCCGATGCCCTGCCTCTGCCTCATCCCAGGTGCGATACCTCTCCTGATACCCATCGTGCTCCCCACCAAAGATCATGGTCTCAAATAGGACGGGAGGGCCGGATAAGATGAAGTTGTGATCCATCCCCAGGAAGACGGTCGAGATACGGGTACCATCGGGGAGTAGGGTTTCTGCCACGTGGCGATTAGCGGTCTCAAACCATTCTGCCCATTTCCGGGGATTAGATTCGGGTACCGGGGTCTTGCCGTTGAGGATGTAATTGGTCATGGCCGGGTACTTTCTTTGTAGGTGCGTTCATGGGCTTTAACTAGTGTAAGCCTAACCTGCGAATACTGAGGACCACACCGCTGCCAGCGAAAGAAGCTATCCACCCAGGTCGAGTCAATGGAGTAATGCCGTTCGGTGACATATTGGCGATTAAGGAAATAGACTGGGATCGTACACTCGTTGATGACCATGCCGCGCCTTTGAATCTCTTTATTACTTAGTCCGGTCTCTTTCTGAGGTCTCGAGCGGTCAATTAGCGGGTCTTGGCTGTAAATGTAAATCAGGGCATTCAGCATGGTTCTAAAGACCGCATTGCGCTGCCTCATGTCCTGTTCAGTGGTCGCTCGCCCGAGAAGCATATCCTTTTGTTCGACAGTCGCGATTAGGTCATCCACCGAGCTTTGAGTCAGGCTGGCAGTTACAGTGGTAATGGGAAATAGGTCGCCTATCATCTTGGAATTGACGTAGGACATGGAAATGAACCGCTCGCCTTCGGGTTTCCATCCTTTCTCATGGCTTGCCAGAATGTCCTTTTCCCCAGCCACGCCCAGCCAAATATAGCCGCCCTGAACCTCGCCATCCTCGTCAAAAACAGTACTCTCGGGAAAGGAAACATAGCCGATGAAATTCTCGGGCAATACGTCAATCGGGATTTCGCGGTCAATCCTCGAGAGGGCAAGGGCGAAGTCTTTTCCGAGGTGGTAGGTCTTGGCTTGTTGGCCCATCTCCCGGTAGACTTGGCAGTGAAGCATATGGCGGGTTAGATTCGGATCGCGCTCAAGAAGTCGCCATACACCATTCTGATAGGTATTCTCAGGCCGCTTGCTAAGCCCTAAGCCGTTTCCGACCCTGATAGATAGATCCTTGACGGTCTGATAAAAGCCTCTCGCCTCTGCGCTGCCTCGTTTGTCTAGAATGATTTCAGGGTGCAAGACCCGAGTGAACCGCATGTAATACCTCTCCCTGCGATCTATAATTGGCTGCGTTATAAAAGTCCAGCCTCGAGGGTGCCGACTACTGTGGTGGGGGCCGTTTCAATGCCTTCATTTCTTGCCATGTCGCGATGAGTTCCCGGCCTATGCTTTTGAGCGCGTGGTAGGCAATGAATACGAGAAACCCGCCGACGATTAGGGCCAGTAGCAGTAGTACGCCGTTGCCATTGTGGTGCGATCTATAGCCGTTGTGGTGGGTCATTACATGTCTCCCTTTTCAGCGCGGTCAATCAGGCTCATGACTCTTTTAACGGTCTCTTTATGGTCTTGCCAGCGATCGCAGGGACACTCAGGGTCAGCGCAACCATAGTTGTGAGCGATGTATTCCATGAGGAGGAGTTTCAGCGCCTCGATTAGCTCGGTTTCTTTCGGAGTCATGACTGGCCTCGAGGTTTCGCATTAGGCGCGTAGGTGCCTTGACTGGGGTATAGCTGCCAGCGGTCTATGCTATGGTCTTGATGGGTCATGGGTTTAATACCTCATCGCAATGGGCGCAATAGTCCGGGGACAGATCTTCAGGGTGGGTTTCGATGTAGTCGAGGGTTTCAAGGCTCGCTGATGTGTCGAGCGCGGTCACGTTCCATCCGTCATGCAATTGGTGCAATCGGGAATAGGCAATCAATCGGTACTCCAATCTCATGCAATCGGGACACAATAGAGCGCCATCCGTTGTTATTCCGAAAATCAGGTACCCTCCCGGCCGTACATACTTTCGCCGGATTGCGGTCTTGAGGTCATAGCTTGTCAATTTCGTCATACGTGTTTACTCCTTCAGTTATGGTTTCGTGTCGTGTCGGGCTTTTGCGGCGGTATATGGCAATGGCGAGTCATAGCTTGACGCAATGGAGTGTCCAGAAACCCGGTATAGGGATCTCAAAAGCGATTGCGCGCTCGACTATTGACTGTTTTTGCCGTTATTGACGGAATTTTTCAGGCGAGGGAGGGAGTCAAAAGAGGGAGTCAACATACGTTCCGAAAAAAACCGCATACGTGCCGCAAAAGGGGAAAAAGGGGCTTTTATTATCTCACGCCATACTTACCCCTATTCATGAGTGTCACGAGGTCATCGGCGTCAATTTGGTCGGTGTCGTCGTACTCGGCGTCATAGAGCGCGTCATTGTCACGGATGAAATCGGTTTCGTCATAGCTGTCATTGAAACGGTACCCGAGGGCTTTTTCGGCCTTTTTGGAGTCAATCCCGACTATGTAACCGAGCGGCGAAATCTCACGTGAGTAAATCAGCTCATTGCCTTGAAAGATTGCATACGTATTGTCGGAAACGGTTTCGATCGGCTCGATTTCCCATTGCATCGCTTTTGCGACACTTGAAATCACTTCAGGCGTTGTCCCGATCAAAAATGACTCCACCGTTTCGCACCATGCAATCGACAATTGAGCGCGGTCATCTTTCGCGATATGTAGCAAGCCGTTATTGTCCACCGCTGCAATGGCGAAATACCCGGATGCTGATTTTTCGATTTCGTCAATGCCGCCGATTTCCCATAGCCGCAAAAGTATTTCAGAGTCGCACGTGGTCTCAAGTTTGTCGGTTACTCTCCTGAAATGATCGGACACCACGCCGTTGTGGATAAGCGCTATTTCGGAATTGATGAACGGATGGGTATTTTCAAGGCAAACTTCATTAGTGGACATTCGACCGTGTCCGATTAAAGTCAATGCCTTTCCTGATTTCCCAAAAGTATTCCGTTCCACTTGGTCTACAATGGGCAATGAGAGTGTCCGGGTACCCTTTCCTTTTGCCGGATTGAAACGTAGTGGAGTCAATGTCCGTTCCCCGAAAAAGCCTGATTTCGTTCCCACCGCATACCCGAAACCGTCAACATTCCCTCCTGTTGTCACTGCGTCTCGTACTGCGGAAATCAATTTCGGATTGACTGTTATTTTTTCAAGCGAGGTCATAGCAAAAATCTTACACATAGTTAGTTACTCCTTGTTTTAGGCGGCAATGAGATTGTCGGAAACGTGCGCTGACTTGAATTTTTCGACCCGAGCGGAAATGTATTCCATCAAAGGCTTTTTCTTTCGGATTGCGAGCGGTAGGTCTTTCAGGGAGTCAATCTGAGTAACTGATTTCCCATAGGCAATAGAGCTAAGTAGAGCTATCCAATTATTGATTTTCTCAGCGTTGACCGTTCCTGAGTGACAACGTACTTCAATTGTATGGTGTTCCTCGTATGACTGCGGGTTGATTGCCCAGTACCGACCGGAATGCTTTTCCATCTCAAGACATGTATTTGGCTTGCAGTACGAACTACGAAATCTGGAACGTGGTAGCATTGCGAAAAACAATTTCTGGGCCTTGACAAGATTTCCGAAAGCCCTTTTTTCGTCGCGACCGCGCATGTCTAAATGTACGTGCAATCCACAAGTGTCATTGACGAAAGCGTCATGTTGAGCGAGTACAGCACATACTTTCGAAATAATTTCTGGTATTTTTTTGGCGGTTGCTACGATTGCAATCTCATGACCTTCATTGTCACTATTGCAGTTACACTCGCAAGTACAGTCATAGTCAGTATGGTCGTCGTAACCATTGCAATAGTGTCCCGGGCAATGACCAATACAGACAACGTGCTCGCCGTTACAGGTAGGGTTTCCAGAGTCGTCACGACCGCCGCAATCGCAATCTTCACGGTACTCAGTGTCGGTGCAATCGGTGCAATCGGCTCGGTATTCCCAACTTTCATTACCGTGAGAACCATAGTTGCGTATTCTCCTATTACAATCCGTTTCATCGTCGCAATAATGGGTTTCGCCGCAATCGGCACATTCACAATTGTCCCGGCATGATCCGTCGCAGTTATTATTGTCATTATTGTCGGAGACACTCCCGTCAGTTTTAAGTTCTACGTATTGTGTAAGTCCGGCCTTTGCGAGCGAAAGGGAGATGTCACGTTGACTTGAGGGAGAGAGAAATTCGATTTCAACGCCGATATGCTTAGAGCGATTGACCGGCTTTTTGCTTTCGAAACATTCATCGGCGCGCTCTATTTGCTTTCGTCTTAACAGATTAAGAATCCGGCCTGAATTGATTGGCAGTTTGTCCCTATAATTAGAGATTGAACTGCGAGCGCGATTGATTGCCCGTTTTAATACGTACTTAGCGTCAACCAAATTGCCGTTGATTGGGATTGAAAGAAAAAGCCCCCTGCGCTTATAGGTCAGTACATTGCCTTTGTCCGTTATTGTAATTCTGAAAAACCGTTTCATTTTTCGGTACTCCTTGAATGGAGTCATTGCAGGTATAATGCCTAGCGTCATAACGGAATTAAAGTAGGATAGGGCTTGTGATATGTGTCAATGCCGTTGACGGATGAAAAAGAAAGAGAGGGAGAGAGAGGGAGAGGAAATTGCGCAGCGAAACGTCAAGCCGGAGACCCCATCGCTATCAGATTTCCTACTCAGACCCAATTATTTTAATTGATAAATGATTTCACTTTAACCGCGGTCATCGTAGAGAATTGTAGAGAAAGTGTCGCAAGTACTTGATATCATTAGCTGACCCACGCTTTCTTATGGCGTATCTCACGGGAAATAGCCTGGATGCATCCTGACCTGACCTCATCTAACCACTTGAATACTTACAGTCTTTTCGGTTCTCTTCACTGAATACTTTTCTAACTGATTGATATTATTACGTTCTATCATTCCCATTGTTTTTGAAACCATTCCGCTAGAATTTCAATTGGTTTGCTGTAGGGGGGTAGGGGTCGAGTTTCTACTGTTACACCTTAAT